ATCAGGTACAACAGGATCTAGTGGAACCAGTGGAACATCAGGTACAACAGGATCTAGTGGAACCAGTGGAACATCAGGGATTAATGGAACTAGTGGAACATCAGGTACAACAGGATCTAGTGGAACCAGTGGAACATCAGGGATTAATGGAACTAGTGGAACATCAGGGATTAATGGAACTAGTGGAACATCAGGTACAACAGGATCTAGTGGAACCAGTGGGAAAAATGGATCTAGTGGTACATCAGGCACGTCTGGATCCAGCGGAGTAACAGGAACTTCTGGAACATCTGGTAATACAAGCACTAGTGGTAGTTCCGGTAAAGACGGAGTGGCTAGTTTGAGTTTATCTGGATTAACAGACGTCTTGTTAACAAATTTAACATCTGGTGATTTATTAGTTTACTCTGGAAACACTTGGAATAATATAACACCTAACGATGATATAGATAATGCCACAGTTGCTTTTAACCCAATCCATTATACTAAAACAAGTTCGACACTTAAAGGTCATTTAGAAGGAATAGATAATATCATTTTAAGCGGTGGGACTAGTGGGGGTTCAGGTACATCTGGATCATCTGGAAAATCTGGATCATCTGGTACATCTGGAACGTCAGGTGCACAAGGTCCTGCTGGTCCGTCAGGTGGAGGTGGTAGTTCTGGGTTATCTGGTACATCAGGGTCATCAGGAACCAGTGGATCATCTGGAACGTCAGGTGCACAAGGTCCTGCTGGTCCTTCGGGTGGAGGTGGTAGTTCTGGGTTATCAGGCACATCAGGGAGCAGTGGAGCGGATGGTCCTTCGGGTGGAGGTGGTAGTTCTGGGTTATCAGGCACATCAGGTACATCTGGTGCAGCTGGTGTTGTTGGTACATCAGGTACATCTGGTGCAGCTGGTGTAATTGGGACATCAGGTACATCTGGAATAAATGGTAGTTCTGGTATAACACCAACTGGTGTTACAGATACCAATTTAACATATAATAATAATATCCTTTATACACCAAATATAGTTGTATCTGGTTTAACTACTAATTATTCTGGTTCAACAACAAATTATAAAAATGTAATAGCTGATACAACTGGAAAATTAGTATCTACTACTTTAATACCAGATGTCATAGGATTTGAAATAAGAAATTTAGCAACAGGTAATACATATACATTAGATATATCAGCACCGTATGCTTATACCATATCTGGATTGACATATAAAGCAAATACAGGTACAGTAGTTTTTGATATTCAATATCAATTAACTGGAGTTACAGGATTAAGTAATTTAAGTGGAACAACCACTAAAATAACAAGTGTGGCTACATCGGGTAATGTTGTTGCTATAGGAAATGAAGTCACACTTTATGTTAGAACAATAACAAGCAGTGCTTCGATATTAAGTGGGTCTTTAAAAAATACAGTAACTTAAAAATGAGTAGAAGATTATTCATTCTTATAGACGAAGGAGGAACAACTTCAAGTGGCGGTGATACTGGAACAACTTATACAATAGGTCAATCAGCTCTTGGTGGTATAGTTTTTTATATTACCAATGGAGGATTACATGGATTAGTTGGAGCGGTAGCTGATGCTGGCGGCCAACCTTGGGGATGTTCGGGCACTGCTATGGGCGCAAATGCTAGAGGATGGACAATAGGAACAGGTCAATTAAATACAACAACTATCGTAAATGGTTGTGCTACAGATTGGATACCAGCAAAACTATGTAATGATTATTCTTATGGTGGTTATAATGATTGGTATTTACCGAGTCATGACGAATTGACACAACTAATAGCTCAAAAATCATATTTTAGTTCATGGAGTTACACTTATTATTGGTCAAGCACTGAAATTGGGACCACTACAGCTGCTTGTATAACATATAGTAATGGATATTGGTATGATGGAGTACAAGGTGCAGCGATGGAAAAGATATATAGTAATGGTTGTAGAGCTGTAAGAAGTTTTTAAAAATAAATATTAATATGTATAAAATATATTATAATAGTGATGGAGTATTTTTAAATAATAATAATTTGTTATTAGAATATGTAGAACCAGTTCTTGTGAATAGAATTTATGTTGATATAAATGCTGCAACTACAAACTATGCGCCATATTCAGCTTCAACTTGGACATTTGGTGGAGAAACATTAATAAAAACTTGGAATCATTGGAGTGGATTTACTTTATCAACCGCTCCTTGGATAGCTTCACCATTACCATTAAGATATAGTGACAATACATCTTCTAATTATATTATAACATTATTAACAGGGTTTACTTATGGTTATAATAATGGAAAAACGACTGGTAATAATACTGGAGTGTACCCTGATATATGTATGCAATGGAATGGTGTGTGGTATGTAGATGGAACTACTCCGATAGCGACAATTGAATTAAGTGGATTAAATACTGGAAAAACATACGATTTTACATTTTTTGGTTCGAGGGAAAATTGGAACACTGTCACAAGATATACTATCACGGGTGGAACATCTAAGGATGGGATTTATGTTGATAACAATATCAATAATAACACAACAACAACATCTGTAATATCAACAATTCAATCATCAACAACTGGTAAAATTAGAGTTAAAATTTGGTCAGAATATTTTGGTGCCTTTGCTGTGTTGGAAATAAATGAAAATGGATAAACATGGGATATAAAACGATATTAAATAATAATAAAATAATTCTTAATAACGGAAAAATGTATCTGAATAAATTTGCATCAGTGACATCAATTCAAAAAGTAAGTATTGTATTTAGTTCTCCGCCATCAAATATAGGTATCACTAAAGCCCCTTTAAAATATAATAAAAGATTTGCTTTTTCGTATGTTTGGGATGATGGTTTATTGGATGCTTATACATATGGATTTAAATATTTAAATGGTGGGACAGCTGGTGATGGTACTGTTAGTTCTGGAAAAACATATACTGATGGTTGTGGTAACAAAGTAAAATTTAATGTTGGACTTGCTATTTATACAACAAATAATACACACACAGTAGATTATCATTCTCAACCAGACGCTGGTTCTGTTTATATTTTATGGAATCAACTTAAAGAAGTTTATAATGCTGGATGGGCGATAAATAACCACGCTTTTGATGCTAGTATTACTAATTATGATGTTGAGAGAAATCGTTCTTATATTTATAGACAAACATCAGGGGCGACAACGAAAGTTTTTACACAACCACAAGGTGACACTCAATATATACCATTAGTTTGGGCTATAACAGGTTCAACTAAATATTATGAATATATGAATCAACAAAATTGGCAAACTTATTTTGGTTCAGGAAACGGTGTTGATATACCAGCTGGTAGAGTAGACCAAGATTTATTATCTGGTGAGAGAAGAATAGGTTATGATAAATGGCCGGTAAATCAATTCGGTATGATTCGTACTAGTGCTACTAGTTCAGCTACTGTTATAGATTCTATAAATAGTTTAATAAAAGCTACAGGGACAACTTATCATACATGGAATTCAAATCTTTGTCATTCAGTAAGCGGCGCTGGTGGTGGTTTTGGTTCATTTTCTGATTTTAAAACAGCTATGGATTATATAGAAGATAATTATGGTTCAGATGGTAATGATACTTGCTGGATGGCGTGTGATCAAGATGTTTATGAATATTTAACGACGAGAGATACAACAGTCATTACACAAGAATTAAATGGTAATACATTAGATTTAACATTCTCTTATCTTAATACAAATACTGGAAATACATTACCAGATGATATGAGAAATTATTCCCTATCGTTGATTATTTCCGGTAATACTTCTATATCTGATATTATTATAGAAGGGGGCGAAGGATGTTCGTTAAATAAATCATATGGAACAAATACAGCTTTAATTAATTTAAATTGGATTGGTGGATTATCAATGTCATCTAGATTATTAAGAATAGCGACGGAAAAAGTTGAAAAAGCTGAATCTACAATTTCAACCGGTGATAAAGAGATAGCACAAGATTATGTAACATCGATGGTAAATGGAACAGATAAAACTAATTTACAAAATAGATTAAACTCAATTTAAAAAATTGTTAAAAAATAATTATTTAATAATGACATATGAATACAAGCTAGACAATTTTGTTTCTGTTCCGATAAACGGTAATAAAAGATTGATTATATGGGATAAAAATAATAACTATATTGATAGTTTGACTACCGATATATCACATTATTTCGTTAAGAATAATTGTTTAGTTATTAAGATTACTAATAAAAATGATCTAATATTAAGTTTTGAAAGTAGAACTGTTGCCCAACAGGCTCTTGATAAATTAGACGCTTACAGAAAAACAATAAATTAAATGGCATCAAGATTAAAAACAATAGAGTTTTTATCATCAGTAAATACTGCGACAGAACCCTCAACGGGAAGAAGAATATTTGTTATTTCATAAAAAATCATATTTTTAAAATAATATATAAGTGCATGAAAATATTCAAGAAATTAAAAACGTTCGAAAATTATGAAAGTGGAGAAATTAAAGCCACTCCTAAAACTGATAAAGTTTCTGATGAAGTAATTAATAATAAAATAAAAGAAGTAGTGGCTAATATACTTAAAACAAAAGAGTATTTTATGTTACTTCAAGATACTGCAGAACACGTATATGAGATGATTGAAAAACAAATACCACCAAACGTAGACGCTTTTGCCAACTCTCTATCAGAAAAAGACAAAATGTTGGGAGGATTAGTTGATGATTTATTAGATCTATTAGATAATTCTAATACTCTAACTGAATTAGATGAAATTGTTATGGTGTTAAGAAACATAGATCAATATACAGAAGATAATATGGACGATATACTTAAAGGACTTGGTGATGACGATGATGATGACGACGATGACGATGATATAGGAAATGGTGACGAACATATTTGTCCTAAATGTGAAGGAACAGGTGAAAATAAAAATGGTGAAGTATGTGACGCCTGTGATGGCACTGGATTTAAACCAGAATACGACGAAGAAGAAGACGAAGATGAAGACGACGATGACGATGATTATGTCGAAATAATGCAACCTAAAAAAAAAGGTAAACTAGAAGACGACGATTCTAAAGATCAATTCGTTGATGATATAAAAGAAGATGAAGATCAACTAGAAAGAAAACCTAAAAAATTAGGTGAATCTAAAAAGCCAATGAGTGATTTAGAGAGAAAGATCAAATCTTTTGCCGAACAAAATAAACCAAAAGTGGAACCTAAAAAAGAGGAGCCAAAGAAGGAAGAAAGTAAGGATAAATTTAAAAAAGGCGACGTCGTTTATATAGGAGGAATAAAGGGACACGCCATCAAATATAATGGTAAAAAATGTACAGTAGTACAAAAAGGTGAAGAAGATACGTACGATCTACACGACCCATCAAGTAAGGTGGCTGGTGTAAATATACAGGGAATGCCTGAAAAATATATGTCTAAAGAACCTTTTCCAGAAAAACCAGAACCTGTAAAAAGGGCAGTAAAACCAAGAGCAGTTAGAAAGAAAAAAGATGAATAAACTAAAAACATATAAAACTTTCGAGACACATATCATCAGAGATGAAAATGTTGATATAAACTACGAAAATAAAATTGATAAAATCATGGAAGCTCTTTTGGAACAAAAGGTACTCGTACAAATGCTCGGTGATACTATTAATCACGTTAGTAAAGCTATCGAAAAAGTATTACCAGAACCTCTTGAAGATTTTATGACGGATTTACATCATTACGACGAAGAAATATTCAATTGTATAGACGATATACAAGAAAAAATTATAAACGGAATGCCTAATATCAAAGATATGATTGAAGATGTAGAACACGATTTTAATATGATTGAAAATTATTTAAAAATGAAAGATGAATAAAAAATAATTAAAAATAAAATGGGTAAAAATATAAATACATCATTCGACAAGTTTGTAAACGAAGGGTTCTTAAGAGCTAAAAAAGAATTATCCCCAGACGAAGAATACAAGAAACAACACGCTAAACAAGAAAAAGAAAAAGCAGCGATGCTTAAAAAAGGAAAAAAAGATAATAAAGTAAGTTCTAGCGATCCTTACGGTGAAGAAGAACAAGACGATAAAAAAGAAAAAGCCGCAGCCAAAAAAGCCGCAGCCGCAGATAAACGCGCAGCAAGTAGAAAATAACATGATAACCAAATTTAATAAATATGATAAAGTTTTTGAGAGTCTGCCCAGACAATCAACTGTGGACCAACTTCATAGAATAAGAGATGAAATTAAGAAATCTCAAGTTATAAAAGTTGGACCAGATGAATCTAGTATGGGTGGTGATATTGGTGATAGAGTAATGCAAGATTTAAAAAAACATCAAATGAATAATTTGTTCTTTTGGGATAATCCTCTTGACAGGCATATAGATTCTTACGAAACATTTGTGCAAGATGACTCAAGAGATAGTTTAGGATATACCAAAGATGGTGATCCAAAGAAACATAAAGGAACTGATTACGTAAAAGAAGGTAAATTTTCTTTTGAAGAATGGAAGAAGAAACATAAATGGATACAAAAGAAAGAAGTAGATGAAGAAGAAAAGGTTGTTGATTCCAGAGTTAGATCCTTACGGTGAAGAAATTTGGGATGATAATAGAACCAAATATGATTGGAATGAAATAAGGCAACAAAGATATTACAAAAAAATAAACCTGTTAAGATGGATAAATTTAATAACTTAAAAACATATGAAGAATATAGAAATTTTCACGTTGCCACTGGTTGGGAAACAGAACAAGGTGAAGAAAATGTTGAAAGAAGTCAAAGTAGGAGCGCAAGAAAAGATCCGAACGAACCATTCTTCAATAAGAATAAAAAAGAATATTACAAAGGTAAAGCTAGGGAATTTAGAACTAAAGAATATCAAAAGATCTATGATGATCAGGAAAAATTTCTTACAAATAAAATAAAACATCTAAAAGAAATTGCTGATCTAGCCACAGAAGATAATATTATGAAGGTAAAAGGTAAAAGTAAATTAATAAAAATTTTGTTAAAAGACGGAACTAGATTACAAGTTGATAGTAAATATTATACATACGTTGCTATAAATGTTAATCAACAAAACGAGAAAGAATACAATGAACTTTATGATAGGTTTGGTGGATATGATATTAAAAGAACTGAGATAATAGACACTCTAATGAGCGATTATAATTCCGTTTTAAAAGAAACTGCTAGAAAATTTGCTGAAATTGCAAATAAAAGAGATATAGTATTTTAAAAAAATAAATAAAACAAAATGATAAAAAGATTCAATAATTTCGTAAAAGAAAGCGTCGAAAATAAAGGTAAAGGTGTAGGCGGTGATACCGATCTATTTCCTAAAGCTCCATTGAAACAAACCATAAATAGAGCTATTCCAACTATGGACTTCCTCCGTATTGGTAAACATATTTTAACGAAAAAAATAGACGGTTTCATCGACAGCGTTCAAAACGAAAGTATCTATATAACTGATAGAATGACTGGTGAGATCAAAAAATATACCTTAAAAGAAGTTCTTAAAGAACTCACACAGAAGAAAGATGATAAACCAGGTTCTTCTACTGTTCAAGGTTTTGAAGGTACACCAGCTTGGGCAACTAAACAGAAGATATATGAATCTTTTGACGACGAATATGAGCCCGAAAGAGAAAGAGAACTAGATCCAGATGAAGTAGAAGTTGCTGAAGAGCAAGATCTAGAATACGGAGATGAGGAAGAGCCAGAAGAAATAGAAAGAGGCACTGATGAGGAAGAAGACGCCGATGAAGAAAATCCTGATACAAAGAGTATGTTAAGAGGACTTAACTCAAATAAAATTCGTTTTGGCACAGAAGATAATCCCGAAGGACTTCCAAATAAAGGAAATAAAAGAGATATGCCAAATGAAAGTTGGGTTAATTATTGGGATAGTTTCAACCAAAAACAAGTAAAACTTGTAACTGAAGATCTCGAAGAAACGGAAGAAGAAGACGAAGTTAAAATCGTTAGGGGTACAGAAGATAATCCAATTCCAGAAAGAAAAAAAACTAAAATAGAAAGCTATGAATAATTTAAAGAAAAGAGATCAATATATTCAAGAAGAACTAAAACCTTGGAGCGACCACGATAGTTCTTTGAGCGGAGAAGAATCTGGAAACTTTAGTATAAAAGGATTTAAAGGAAATAGTTATAACGATAGTTTCGATGAACCAGATACTGAAAGAGCTAAAAAGTTTAGAGAAAGATACATGAAACCAAAATCCGCCGACGAGATGATTTCTATTGAAAAAGCAAAAAACAAGGCATGGGAAGCTTGGGTGGAAGTTTGTAAAAGATGGGCGGAAGACGAAGGATGGAAAACTGACGATATACCAGATGATAGAATGAAAAAAGAGTTTGAAGACTGGTGGAATGAAAATAATTTCGGTTCAGAATATAAAGGTGAGCCTGATGAAAATGGTTGGTTGGATCAAGCTGGAATGGGAATGTCTGCAAATAGAAAGATTGGACCAGAAGATGGTATGCACGAAAATATGCTCCCAAAACCTTATAAGAAAGTCAAATGTGCTGAATGTGGCGAAGAAGTTTGTGATAATATAAACTTTAAAATCGGACATTTATATAATAGACATAATTGCAAACCTAGTGTCGGTGATTATAAAGCCAGAAGAATGATGGTTCAATATTTTCCACCAAAATAATATACGATTATTAGGATCGTTATCTCCGGCTATTTTTACAACCCAGAAAGCTCGCTACTATCTGGGTTTTTTCATTTTAATAAAATTTCAAATTTATCTTGGTCTATACTTTCGTCATACCTTATCCTTATAAGTTTAATATTATTGTCTTTACAATATTGGTTTTTGATTTGATCTTTGATGATTTGTTTTTCTAGTGCTATATCTCCACCTATTCTATCCCATTTTCTAAAATGTTGCATACCGTCATATTCAATACAAATATTCAATGATGGTATATAAAAATCAAAAGGTAATGAATTTTTAAATCTACAATCTTTAAATCTTTTCTCTCGTTCATATTCTATTTTCATAACATCTAATAATTTAACTAAAGATTTCTCTCCTTTAGATTCACAACAACTAGGACATCCGACTCCATTAGTGTGATGTTGAGGAACTTGTTCAAATATTTTATGTTCAGGACATATTATCTTTATTTTAGTTCTGGCATTTTTATATTCAACCAACGAGTAATCATATTTATCACCATGACATTTTTTGGATTTATCTATAAAGTCATTTAATGAATGTTTAACTCCACCTACGCATTTTGGACATTTAGAACCATTTAAATGAAGAATCGGCGTTTGTTCAAATATTCCGTGTTCTGGACATATGATTTTCACTTTGGTTCTACAATTTTTATATATCACTAAAGAATAATCATATGTGTTTCCACACACATCTTTAAATTCTTTTATTATATCTAAAGTTGTTTTGTTTTTATTTTTTCCAACACAAATAGGACAACCTTGTCCAAATAAATGATTAGCTGGAGTTTGTTCAAAAATTTTATGTTTTTTGCATATTATTTTTATTTTTGATAAACAATTAATGTATTCAACTATTGAATAATCATATTTAAAATCGTGCACCTTATTTGATCTACTTATAAATTCGTCCAATGTTAATTTTTTACTCATAATATCATAATTTTATTTTTGATATATCAATTCCATTTCTTTTAAAATATTCTAATAATGCCCAATCTAAATAGTTGGATCTATTAGAAGTCACATCATTTAATAATTTTAATATATCTGGACTCAAAGATATGGATATAGTCACCTTTTTGTTTTCAACTCTTTTCATAAAACATTTTTCTTTTAATTGTATATATAAAATAAATAAAGTCATAAGTTATCATTTTATAACAATTTTTCAAAAAATATTATTAAATATGAGACATAAATTACCACAAGAAGAGAAGAAAAAATCTATAACTTTTACTATAAATCCAGAACTTGAAAAATTATTAAACCAACAAATTGAAAAATTAGGTATAAATAGATCAGAGTTTATTGAACAAATATTAAAAGATAAATTAAAAAAAGATAATTAGGATGATCGTTGATTATGAATTTAAAAATAAAAAACTTATGGTTTCATATGTATCCGATGGTGGTTGGATAAAAATGAAATATTACGATTGGCCTAATCCGTCTAAATATGTTGTCTGTTCTGAAGACGATAGAGATAAAGATGGTAGATATGTAACTTGGGACGGATTTAGTGTGAAATCTGTATATACAAGATACCCAGATAGATATTGTGTCTACGACTACCTTGATAACCTCCCACAAGAAGAACAAGATATTCTTTTTAAATACGTTGAGCCAGAAATATTCTTCGTTGATATCGAGAACGAAATCCTTGATAAGAAACCTCAACCACACTTAGCCGAAAGTGCTGTACAATCTATATCCATTGTTACAAAGAATAAAGTACTTGTTATGGGTGTTGACGCACTTTCACAAGACCAAGAAAAATCTATTAAAGAAGATATAAACAATTACTTCGCTAAATTCAACGCTGACTACGATTTCAAATTCATTAGATATAAAAATGAATACGAAATGTTACTCAATTTCTTTGAGAAATATGTACCTAAAATGCCAGTCATCACTGGTTGGAATTTTACAGAATACGATTGGGTATTCCTTACTAATAGAGCTAGAAAGATTGGTGTAGATCCGTCATCAGCATCAAATACAAGATTACTTCGCCAACCATTTAAAAGAAATAATAAAAACGGTAAAGAAATTATATCTTATTGTGAATTACCAGCACACAGACTTGTGGTTGACTATATGGAGCTTTATGATAAGTGGAACACTACTATCAAAGTAAAGGAAGCCAGCAGTCTTGATTTTGTTTCTGATGGTATTCTTGGGGTTAAGAAAGTAAACTACGAAGGTTCACTTAAAACTCTTGCTGCTTCTGATTACAAGAAATTCGTTTTCTACAACGCTGTAGATAGTATTCTTGTTCAAAAAATTCACGAGAAAACTAAATGGATTGATATTCTTTACGGTATTTCTACCCTTTCTAGAATCAAAACTCTCGACGCTTATTCAACTTTACCTGTTACAGAAGGTATATTAAGAAGAAAACTCAAAGAAGAAAAGAACGTCATTCTTTGTAGATTAGAGAAATCATTACCAGATACAGTCATAGAAACAGCAGAAAAAGCAGTTAAAGGTGGATGGGTAAAAGATCCAGTAAAAGGTATGGGATATTGGGTAGCCTGCTACGACTTCGCAAGTTTGTACCCTACATGTATGAGAATGTTCAATATATCAGCAGACTCGTATAAAGGTGTGCTGTCGCCCGCAAAGGACTTCGCTGTGTTTAATGGTCATCGAATAGAACTAGAACCAACTGATATTAAACTACTTAATAATACTGTATTTAAGAACGAGACTGGTATAGTAAATCAAGTTATGACTGATATTTATGGTGATAGAAAGAAGTTTAAAGGATTTATGAATAAGGATCACGATGAGTTGGAGGACTACAAGAGAATATTAAAGGCTGCAGAGGACGAGTTGATAATGGAATTAGAATATAGTGATTAAAAAAATATAAATTTATGAAAAGGGAGAAAATTACAATTAATAAACGACTTTTAAGAAGTATTCTTTATGAAGAACATAAAGAAAATTATGTTTTAATGTATGATAAGATAACAGGATCAGATCCCGAGGACGGTGGTGCTGATCACGAAGCTGTTATAAAAAGAAAAGAAGACGGTAAATTCTTTAGAGTACATTACACAGATTGGGATATGGATTATAATTTTGAAAGAGATTTTCCTGAAACATTAACAGAAGTTTTCCCAAGACAGATAACAACAACTGTGTACGAATAGAAAAAATTGATATTTTAATATCAATATATAAACCTTGGCGTGTAAAACCTAGGATAAGCGTGCCGACAAAAGTGTTAGCATAAGTAAATTTACAAATCTACCGCGCTTAGGGTTCGCCAATTATTTAAGATTACATTTTTTTTTGGTGGGGCAACTCCCGCCCAAAAAAAAAATGCTTATGAACAATCGAATTTACGAACAGAAAATCGTTGAACCTCAAGATTTTGATAAAATGGTTTCAAAATTAAGAGGTTTTTTTACGCAAAATGGTTACTTAGAAACCTACCCACAACCAAGATTATCAATTTTAGCGGCTTGTGAAGATCCAAAGACAGTTAGAAGTTTCACTTTCAATGGAAATGTATGGCCATTACCACAAACTTCACAAATATGGTTGGAAAGAGATTTATTAGCAAATGCTAAAGATGTAGATGGTGTATATTGTATAACAGCATCATATAGAGATGAACCCAATCCAATTGAAGGGAGACATAATAAAATATTTCCAATGTGGGAAGCAGAGCACAAAGGGGATTTTGAACATTTAATAAAAACAATAAGTGAGTTATGTGTACATTTAGGTTTTGTTAAAAAAGTTGAAGATATACCTATATTTACTTATGATGCTTTATGTGAACATTATAATGTTGATACATTAGAAGATGAACAAGAAGATTTAATGTGGAGAGAATATGGTGATGTGGTCGGAATAACTTATTTCCCCGAGAGAACTCATCCATTTTGGAATATGAAACAGGATGGTATAAACGAAAGAGGTGAAAGGTTATTCAAGAAAACAGACTTTATAGTATGTGGTCAAGAAACATTTGGTTGTGCTGAAAGATCAAGTGATCCAATACAAATGAGAGATAGTTTTCATAGTATATCTGATGGAATGTATGCTAAACTTTTATATAACAACTTTAGTATAGAAAGAGTAGAGCAGGAGTTAGAAGATTATTTAGCCTTACCGATGATACCAAGGTGGGGATTTGGAATGGGAATAACGAGATTAGAAAGAGCTATGAAAATAAAAGGACTGATTTAATCAGTCCTTTTTTATTATTTTTTACTTTTTATTTTTAATATATATACCTAAACAAACTAAAATATAAATAATATATTAAAAAAGAAAAGTTCCATGATGGCAGAAATTCACAAATATACAGCCTACTTTGAAAAAAAGGAAGATAAGGTTGAAAAAAAACCTGCTAAGCATCCCGCTAAGCCAGTGAAAAAACCAGTGAAACCTTATATACCTGAGGAAGAAATAGGTGAAGAGGGTAAACAATTCTCTATGCCTTTTTTTGACGACGATCCATTACCATATGGAGGACAACCGTACGAAGGTTTCCTTAAAATGGGAATGGGTAAAGGTAAAAAGAAAGAAGAGGTGAAGATTAAGAAGTCTGATCTTGAGAAACATCCATTTTTCAAATATATTCCAAAAGAAATATTGAATTGGATGACCAAGACTAAAAAGGAAGATGGAACAATAGAAGAAGTTCCAACAGACGAAATACCAGAAGATGAAGTAATGTATAATCTTGATGAACTTCCTATCCAAACTGGTGACTACGTTGTTTGTGACGACTTTGAAGATCTGAATAAAAACCAACTGGAATTTTTAAAAGCTAAACCTCATTATAAAGTTAAATCTGTTACTGATAAAGGCGGTAGATATTACGGAGGTGGTGAACCACATATCGAAATTGGTTATAAAATCCCTTTCAAAATGAGGAGATTTAAAAAAGTTGAAAGAGATATGTCTGGTAAATTCAAGATATTATTTCTACAATTTGATCTACCCATCGATACACACGGCGAAGAAGATAAACACAATTTCTTCAAAGGTCAAGATAAAATGTCCGATTTATTCACAGTATTATTTGAAGAAAGATTACCAGATTCTTACGTTGATTTTTGCCAATACGATGACGTATATAGAACAGGACCAGACTTTTATATAGATAATATGAAACTCAAAGATTACGATTTTGTATTCTTTGGTTTTATGGCAAACTTTACTACAATAGTAAAAATGATTATATCTTACCTAGATAAACACAATATCCCTTATCTTAAATACGGAACATATAAAGACTTAGATAATAAGGCTTACGAAATGCATCTTATTGATTCTTTAGGTTATCCTTATATTCCTTCAATTATGGCTTCAAGATTAACTAAAAGAGTAATTGAAGCTGTTAAAGAGTTTGGATTCCCTGTTATTGTTAAGGATATTAATTTAAATAGAGGAGAAGGAGTATGGAAGGTAGAAACAATGAAAGAACTTTCACAGAAATTCTCTTATAGTAATAAGTTAATGCTTATTCAAAAATTCGTTCCTAATGACGGTGATTACAGAGTTATATCTATAAAGAACAAAGTAGAAATGGTTATTAAGAAAGAAAGAATTAAAGGTAGTAAAGAATTTAGAGCCAACGTCGCAAGAGGTGGTAAGGCTGTAAAAGGAACACTACCAATGAATATAATAAGAATGTGTGAAGATATTTCACATCATCTCGTATGTGATATTGTTGGATTTGATATAATTCAAGATAAAGTTACTAAAGAATATTACGTGATGGAAACTAATTCTTCACCACACTTCCCAACATTTGCAGTTATATCAGAGATTGATATTCCAGGTATAATAGTTGACTACATTATCAAGAAGATTAAGAATAAATAAATTATTTTTTCCTGATTGAACACCCAGACACATTGCAACCATTGCAATGTGTTTTTGGTTTTATAAAACCTCTGATTATGTTATAAACAGTTACACCTAAGGCTATAAGAATAATAGTTATTACTATTAAAGTTTGCATACTTTATATATAATTTTTCTGTATGAAAAGTTTAATATATAGTCACATGGATCTATTATTGCAGGATAAGAATAAAATAGTTGATGTCGTTAATAATCTTAAACAGAATAAGCCCGAAGGCGGTGCCAATTTCTTTGATAGAATGGATGAGTTTGTTCGTGATCCTAAAAATGTAGATATGGTTTATCACCTCTTTGATAAAATAAGACAAGATCAAGGAACTAATTATAATCTTATACTTACTGGTAAATTTGGCGATTGGATTTATAATCTTATAAAAACAGGTAAAATCAAAGTAACTGGTATAGTTATTCATGTTAGTGGTTCACTTAGAAGTAGTATTAAAAACAAAACTTTCCAAATAATAGGGGGAGATGAGAATAGAGTTTATAACAAGAATTTTGTATTACTAGATGATAGTTATTACTCTGGATCAACAAAGAAAGAAATAGATAAACATTTAGAAAAATATAAAGCTAAAATAATTAAAACTTATGTGTTTTACGATGGTAGCTTTCAAAAGAGATCTGATGTTTACGCAGTATATAGATATTACGATTATCATATGGACGATATACTTCCAGTTAAGAAACTGTTAAGTGTATTGAATAATATAGATGAGCAGAATATACCTTATGATATGCTTGAAAATCAGATAATGAAGGGACAAATAAGGAGTATAAAAGAATTATTAAAAGAAATTCAATTATTAAAACAAAAATTTCAAAATGCTGGTTCGAATAAAGTTAATATTAAGTCTTATGGTTATAAGAGAGAATATGAAAAGAAAAAGATTAAAAAATATAAAGGGTTTTTAAATGAAAATCTTGGTGGATTTAAAACATTTGATGATTTAGAATTTGATGAAGTTGATGATTTCAAAGGAGCTAAGAAGGCTAAAATGATCTTTGATAATGGATATAAAATTTCTGTTTTATTTGGTGATAAGTATTATTCTAACGGTAAAGATACATATGAAGTAGCTTATATAACACCAGAAGGTAAATTAAGTAGTCCTATTGGTGGTTTAACTAAAGATGAAGTTACTGATGAAATGATAGTTATCCAAGAAATGGAACCAAGAAAAAGAATAATTACACCTGAAGATCCTTATGGGGAAGAAGTTTGGGACACCAATGAGGCTTACGTTAAACAAAGATACGAACAAACATTCCTTGTATCACAGTTCTGGACCAAATATCTTAGAGAAGGAAGAAAAAGTGTAATAATCTTGTTAAGAGGTAGAGAAGTTGAATTTCACGCTAAATCTAAAGTTGAAACATATAAAGGATCTGTAAGTGGTTTAATGCCCGCTCTTTCAAAGAAACGTAACGAGGTAATGATTTTATTTGATACAAAGAAATATGGTGTTTTAGAAGTAGATAATAATTTTCCAATTGTAGTAAGAGAAAGACCTTTAAGTGAGGGTATTAAGTGGTATTCTAAAGGTAAATTAGGAGATGAGGAAGAACCTGAATTTAAAATTAACAGTAAATTTAAAGATGTAGGTGAAAATGATGTTGAATATAAAGGCATCATAATAAGACCTAAAAAACATTACGACACTTGGCAATATAATATCTATGTAAGAAATCCAAAATGGAAAAAAGTTAGAAATTATACAAATTTTGGAAGCGAAGAGGAAGCGATACAAAAGGCTAAAAATTACATCGATGTGTGGGGATTTAGAATAGAAGACACTTATCCTGGTAATCTAATAGAAGAAGAAGTTAGATGGTATTCAAAGGGTAAATTGAGTGATAACGAACCTATGGAAGTTATAGAAAATACATTTAGTGTTGGTGATAGAGTGAAAATACAAAAAAAATCATGGTATTGGAACGATAAAGATACACAAGAAGATAATAAAACTAGTGTTAATCATAGAGGTATATGGACAAAACATGATAGTGACGAAACTTATACTGTATTAAGAGTTGATTACGCTAATAATATTGAGGGTTATACAGGTGAGGTTATTCAATTCAAAGAAGTGTGGCCATTCTTCCAAATTACTAATATGAAAAAAGTATGAACAAAAAACTAGAGAAATACGTAGATGAACTACTTGATATGAGAGTTCAACCTGGCGATATTGCTGACGATAATATAGCTCTTTTTGTTGATTTCATTAACGCCATTTATCAAAATAAAGAAGTAGCAGTCTTTACTTTTCCTTTCTTAGAAAGAATAGATGAATTCATAATCAGTCCAGATAATATGGATATGATTAGAAAAATGTTTGAAATCATTGAAAAACAAGAAGGTAACGTTAATATAGTCTCATCTGGTAGTTTTGGATTGTGGATTTATCAACTCGTCGAAGAAGGTGAAATAGAATTTGATGGAAATATAGTTATAGTCAGTGGTCAAATTAGAAAAGTAAAAGAAGATGAAGGCAATAAGATAATTATTCTTAAACAGAGACACGATATTGAAGATGAAGAATTTATCTTTATGGATGATAGTTATTTTTCAGGTGGGACAAGAGATAAGATAAATGATTTCCTTAAAAAATTTGGATCTAAAATTACAAGGTCATTTGTGTTCTATACACATAATCCTGAAAATCCAAAGAAAGTATATTCAAGTTATTGTTATTCTGAAAATCATATTGAAGAGATTATCCCAATTCATAGATATAGTGAATACGTAAACACAGTGGATTTGAGCATCCACGAAGATATTATATGGGAAAAAATTTACAAAGATGAGTTAAAAGGTATTAAAGAATTATTAAGATATATAAAAACACTAGAAGATAAAAACAAACTTACAGAAGGTTTTATTATAAAATATAAAAACTTCAAATTGAATGGAAAAGATTAAAGTAATATTTCTTGATATTGATGGTGTACTAAGATTAGTTACAGGAAACAGTTTCGATAAAAAATGTGTCGATAATATTAATAAACTTGTTAAAGAAACAGGAGCCAAGATAGTCATATCTTCTACTTGGCGTAGAAACGGATTAGAAGCAGTTAAAGAATTTCTGGAAAAATATGAAATTGAAGGGATTTTCGATATGACTCCGATATTCAACGTCTTAAAAGTTTATCCAACAGAAGATTGGAACAATCAATTCAAACCCCCAAGAGGTATGGAAATAAGAGAGTGGTTAAGGAATTATACCAATATGGATAGATACGTTGAAAGCTATGTTATAATAGATGATAGTGAAGATATGCTTCTTAATCAATTAAGTCATTACGTTAAAGTAGAACAAACTAAAGGATTTGATAATAAATGTTTAAAGAAAGCTATTGAAATTTTAAAAATTATAAATATACCAACAATATAATGTTAAATTAAAATTAAATTTTTTTGTAACCTTTTTTTATTTGTAGTGTCTAATCTCTAAAATAAAGAAAAATAATGATTTCTATTAAAGTTAATTTAGATTAAATTAAAATATGGAAAAACTTCAGTTTAGAATCATTATATATAAATAAAAAAAGAAAGACGAAAAAGATGAAAAAGATAATTTTAATTATTGGATTAAGTTTATTAAGTTTAATAGCTTTTGCTGACGGTGACGCTGCATCAGTATCTTCAATGCCACCAACATCAAAAATGGAAATGAGTATTGAAATGTTAAAACCTATCACACCAAATGAAGCAACGTTTGAAGACGTGGATTCAATTTTAACTGTGGAGTTAATAAAATTATCTCCTGTAACACCAAAAGAAGCAACCTTCGAAGAATAAATTATTGAATATGAACGACACACAGTTTGACGAATTTTTAAGAAAAAACATCAGAAGTTTAGACGACGATTGTTGTCCTTCTGATGATTTCGTGGATAATGTTATGTGTTGCTGCTGTGATTACGAGACAGCTAAAGCTGAAAGAATTTTAAGAATTAAGAAATATTCATTAGCCTTAATCCCGTTAATATTTATAGGATTAGTTATATTTGTACCTGGATTAAGTGGAATTTTAATAGGATTATTTAGTAAAATAACATTTGTAGGAATACTGAAATATTATACATATTCGTCAATAATAGTATTGACTATAATGTATTTATTTTTATCAGAAAGAATTGTGAAATTTATTAAGCGTAACTCTCAACAAGTTCAGTTGATTGGTTAACATTTGATTTCCCCCACCAAATTTCTCTATAATATTCAAACGCCATTTTAAATAATTGGAGTGAAACAGCGTGCTCGAGACCAGGAATGATAAGTATTTCACCACCAGCAGCCTCAAAACCTTTTTGTTCTAAAAATCTAACAACAAGATGTGAGTCTACACCACCTTTATATTTCTTGTCTTCTGCACCAATGACCATGACTTGATCGCCATATATAGGAAGATTTTTATAATCTTCTGGTAATATTTGGAGAGTTGGGGCCTCACTTGAAGAAGCAATGGCTGGATTAAAATGAATCCCTTTTATTTTATATTTATTACAAAGATGAAAACCAGGGTGTCCACCAGCAGAATAACCTATAATGAGATCAATATGTTCCTTTTCCACTATCTTTTCTAGATAAGGAAAAAGATAATCTCCCTCGTACCAATATATTTCAGGGTAAACTAATTGATCCCCGAACATAGTGAACGTATCAATAAATCCTTGACTTTTCTCGAAAGGAAGTAGGTTATTTTGTTTGTCGCGCATCCAACACGATCCTGTAATAAACATTACTTTCATGCTATATCGTCTTTAGTTAGAGTGACATTAAAATCATTACCATCTTGATCAAGAAACTCGATGTATATATTTCCATCTCCACCAACTTCCATACGATCAATCATACAATCTTCAGGATTAACTGGATCAAAATTTCTGAAACGTTCTGAACTTTCTTTATTGTATTTTTCTACAACTAGTGGTGCAAGTTTACCAGTGAGAGTTTCATATGATTTACAAATATCAAAAATTTCTCTAAAAGATACACCAATTTCTATTGCTTCATTCAATCTTTTAATCTTTGCCATATTAAGAATTTTTATTTTATATATTAATTTTTGAAATTAGATAATTCTAAAAGTTTTTGACTCATTTACAGGCCACATATATTTACTTTCGTTGAATCCTTCGTCATCTGGGAATAAAGGCAAATAAAACCCTTTATTCTTTTGTATTAAACGACTGCGCATTGCTCTATGAAAATCTTCGTTACCTAACCACCAGGGATATTCATATTTTTCTTCGTAAATAATATAAAGCATGTTATTTACGAATCCTCTTTTAATCCACTCAACTATCATAGCGTTATGGTATTCAGCTAAGGCTCCTCTATAACCTTCCCACATCTTAACTACTGGATGATTTTTCCAACGTGTAGGGTTACTCAAACATTTATATATCTGAAAAGCCTCAACTCTTTGTTTACCAAGTCGTTGATAGTCTAAAACTTGTGCTGACTTTTCAAAATCAGCGTACGGTAGGAATGTTTGCATTTTTTACGTCTGTGAAAAAATTAATAAATAAAGCTTCATCACATTTTTCTTTCCAGTCATCGCTGTCTAATGTGATACCTTTTATTTTTGTATAATTATTTATACCAAAAGTTTCGTTATAATCGTCGTCTAAATGGAAAATAAAATCTTTATCTTTATCGAAGAATTTATATTTCGGAGTATAATCAGTAAATGTATATTTTCCCTAACTATTCCTAATCTATCTGCAACTTCGTAAAGATCGTCATTATCCCATAATGTATAAGGATTTCCTCTAACTTTCCATTTTTGTGACCATTTTTTTGGGCGAGAAGTAACTATATGAATTTCGTGACCTTTATCCATGAGTTCTTTAGCATATTCTTGTATATGCTTATATTCAAGGGTTGAATCGAAGTCAAAGGATATTTTCATTAGGCAAAGATACAAAAAATATTTATATAAAAAAAGCCCCAAAAAATTCTGGGGCTATTTTTTATGGTTGAACTAATA